TAGATAATGGGGTGACAGAATGAAAATGTGGGTATGGGGTCGAGAATTAAACGCCGCCGAAATCGTAGAGTTTAAACAGTACGCCCGAGATAACTACACCGCCGGCGATAGAATAGAGCGCGGTCATTGGCATTCGGTCTACGTGGCCGAGTGTGACGCCATCAATGCCGAATTGGCAGATCTGCTTGACTCCTACAGCGCGGAATTGGCTGCTACCCCATACGATGTTAGGGGCGATTTAATCTAGCTAGGCGGGGGGTTTCCTTGCCCCCATGAAAGCAGCTAGTCACTGTGCCGGTCCGACTACTGAGCCCCCAGCAATGGGGGTTTTTTTATGCCTGCCCATTAAGCAGCTAAGCAGCCCAGCTAAGCAACACCACCGCCCGAGCCTGTACCCTGAGAACCATTAGCAAGCTAAGCAGCAGCAGCCGGCTTTCTATGGCCGCTAATGAGTGCATCGGGCCGAGGTCCCCGCCCCCTAATTAATTCTGTAAACTGCGCAGCAGATCCACCAGAAACCCATGGACCGGAGCTTTTTAGTTATGGGCCCCACGTTAAGCCGGCCCAGTAATCACGGGCGATAAACTATTTTCACCCCCTGCCCCTAGTTATTTAAAAGCTGCCCAATAAATACAAGCCAAACGCTGAGAGCCATACAGGGCAAGGCCTACAGCCCAGCTGAGGGGGGCGGGCGAGGGCCATGGGGGGGTGGGGGCGTTAGCGTATACCTAGCTGACCCGAGATGGGAAAATGGCAACTGTCAACGAGCCGTAGTTAGGTAGCATTGGGTCCTACAGAAATGCGTCTGTAAACGTCCAAGGAGCTCCTGTGAGGCATTTTGGGGGTAGGTTACACCAGAACTGTCAACTAAGTGCTAAAAGCTACTTAAAACGGCTTATATGGGGTATACTTAGTTGACTAGACACTACATCTTGTGTAATGATTGCAAGTGTTTACTGGGAGTAAACGGGTAGGTCTTTCTTTTACGCAAAAGAGATAAGATCCATGAGTACAGCAAGCAGTGATATCGTTAAAATCAGTCTAGACATAGACGTTGAACACGACTTGGAAGTGGACTCTGACGGAGTACTACAGGTTGTCTCTTACATTTATCCTAATCAGGATGAAGAGCCCCTCGAAATGCGTACTAGCATAGAGGAATTGCTTGAAAGCATCATTGAATACTACTCTGAAGACCTCTCAAGAGAAGGTTTTGGACAGATGTATGTCGTAGGCCACGAGCTTAGGCGTATTGCTGAAGGAATAATAACCTCTGCGGAAGCTTTAGAGGACATCATCATGGGGACTCAAGCGTGTATGTTTGATGACGCTGATGATGCAGACGGTAACTACCATTAATATGCTTACTGAAATGTATTCCAGTGACGATTTGGAGAGTATCTCTAAGTCAGACCTGATGGAAACGTATGTACGGCTTAAATTAACCCAGACATACAACGTCATTCGTCATAAGTGTGAGAAGAACAGCATAGAGTTCGGCTTTACCTTAGATGATCTAGCACCATTCCCCTTAAAGTGTCCGGTATTAGGCCTGGATATAGACTACTTCAAGAAAGGTCATGGTGGATCTAACTTTAGTCCATCAATTGACCGGATGACACCTGAAGACGGCTATGTTTCGGGTAATGTCAGGATCATTTCCCAGAAAGCTAACAGATTAAAGCAGGATTCCTCTGTAGAAGAGCAGATACGACTACTGGCCTACTCTACGGGAGTGTCTGAAGACGATATACACAGGACCTTGGAAGCTTGCCTATGAGTATGCCACCAGACAAGGACAGTAAGACCTCTAGCAGCAAGAGCATTCCCCTATCAGAGGGAGGCAAAGGCGATAAGGCGCGTAAGTCCACACCTAAGACGCGAGATGCGTTTAAGTCTGGCTATGATGCGATAGATTGGGGGAAGAAGTGAATTGCTGGCACTGTAGAGAGGATCTGATCTGGGGGGGTGACCATGATCTAGACGGAGAGTCCGACACTTTCTCTACAGTCACTAACCTGTCGTGCCCTAACTGTGGGGTTTACGTCGAGGTCTACTTACCTAGAGAGGAACAAGATGACGCATAAGCCGCACATCATTATTACCCAATATCCGTATGAGTGTGAGGAGGATTCTATACCAAACGTGAGCCTTCAGCATGTAATGTATGAGAAGGACGTAGGATTAAGTCAGATGCTGGAGTTCTTTGAGTGCTTCCTGAAAGCATCAGGATACAGCTTCAGTGGGAACCTAGTAATACATGATCCAGACTATGATTGGCCTATCGACCAGATCAGACCACTACACTAAAGCACCCTACTCTATATATAACCCCCCAGACGACAACTGGATTTTAGCATGTATCTAACCATCTGTCCAGCTAAATATTTAGTTAAACCCCTCAGTGTTGACACTAACACCGCCCCCATGATATAACTACACTAAGTCAAACCTATGGCTATTTCAAAAGATACAGACTCCATAAACCTCCATTACATTCGTGCTGCTATTCAAAAGAACACGGGTATAAGGCTCTCGCTAGAGAAAGTCCGGCAGTACCTTGTAGAGGAGCGGCTAATTACCCCTCGGCAAGCGAAGAAGAACGCCCAGATATTCACGGGCTACCATGACTTCTACAGCTCAGACACACCCTCCCGTAAAAAAGAGAACCCCAGTGAGGTGTACCGCCTTGCTGAAGAACTTAAATCCGACAGGTAATTATGAATATGAAATACAAGCATGCTAAGACCACCAAGGCTAACTGCGGTGCATCTGTTAAAGCAGCCGGAGGCGGCTATATGGCCGTAACTGGTAACGGTATCAAAGTTGATGATATTAAAGCACCAAAGTCCGGCTACTCTAAGGGCGGCTACGCTTCTAAGAAGAAGTAGGGGTTATGATTGAAGTATTAGCATTAGCTAGTTCTGTTACGGCAATCTCAAAAAGTATATCAGCGGCAGTATCAGCGGGGCAAGACGTAGGGTCGTTAATGCCCAGCTTTGGTAAGTTTGCAAAGCTTGGTGCCGAGATAACCGCCGCAGAAACAGGAAGACACAAAGGGTTTCTGGGGAAGCTTACTTCTACTGAAGAAGAAGGCTTTGCTATTGCTCAAGCTCGCATGGCTCATCGCAAGGCTCACACCGAGCTTCGTGAAGTCTGCCAGTTGTATGGTCCTGCCGGAATGTGGGCCATGGTGCAGCATGAACAAGCCAAGGCGAGAACCAGACGCAAGAAAGAGATAGATGCTCTAGCGGCGGCTAGAGACAGAAGGACACTGCATCTGAGTATATTCGCTGGAGTGGTAACTTTTGTCGTAGGTGTCTCCGCAGTGTTTTGGGGTTTTTTTACCCTAACTAAAATTTAAACAGGGGAACGCTATGCTTGCTGAGTTATCGATCCTTGTATCTACACTAAAGACGCTCAACGACGGCATTAAGACTGTCAAAGAGAGCTCCGGTCACCTCAAGGGTATATCGGGGCTTTTTTCTGCCTTAACGGAAAGTAAGGTTGCAGTAGAAACCATTGAGCACAAGCAGAAAGAAGGCGACCACATTCTCACTCAAGAGGAATGTCTGGAGCTTGCTTGGGCCAAGGCTGAGATACGAGCCAAAGAGAAGGAACTCAAGAAGCATACCCCTCGTGACGTTTGGCGGGACATGCTCACTATTCAGCATAAGTCGGTTATGGAGCACAAATCCAAGCTAGAGAAGCAACGCATAGCTAAGAACCGAGCAATAACAAAAAGAGAGGAGACAGTTAAGTCTGCTTTCGGAACCACCATATTGATTGGTGTGGGTGTAGCCGTCTACTACGGCACACAGGGGCTAGGAGCTGGGCCATTAATCTAAACAACTAACTGCGTGTGAGAATAGTACATGGAAAAGGACGACCCGCGCCTTGGACGAATAGAGTCCAAATTAGATAAGTTATCAGATGCAATTGTATCGTTAGCGAGGATGGAAGAGAGAATGATTACGCTGTTTAAGAGGATGGACTCTTACGACAGTTACCAAAAGAAGCTAGATGATCGTGTGGATGAGCTCGAAGAGATCTCCCAAGGTCGAGGACATTTCCTAAGATTGTTTGAGAGAGTGTTCTGGATCGTCATTACCGCCGCAGTAGGTAGCGTGTTCTGGATTGTAAAAAGCACTCTTACGTGAGTGAATTGCCCATGAAATCAACCAAAAGTGATCATTGATGAGCGAAGAAATTAAAAAACTGACTGAAATGCAGGAGGTCTTCTTAGACGCTCTTACAGGTCCTGCGCGAGGTAATATTCGTGCTGCAATGGATGCTGCGGGTTATTCTGCAAACACAAGAGTCGGTGAGGTCGTTGGACCTCTCAAAGAAGAAATTATAGAGCGTAGTTCTACTCTGCTTGCCCTAAACGCACCAAAAGCTGCCTTTGGCATAATTGGTGTACTAGACGATCCTTCAGCTATGGGGGCTAGAAACGCCGTGTCAGCGGCGCGAGAGATACTGGATCGTATAGGGCTAGTGAAGCGGGAACAAATTCAAGTCACGGGTCCAGAGGGCGGCATCTTTATTATGCCTCCAAAGAAGGTAGCCGATGACCCAGACGATCTGGACTAATAAGACTAGACCTAACCGGACAGCACGAATTGCTTTCGGGTACATGGCTAGTGAAACAGACCCCCTTGAGCTTGTTCCAGACCCATCTGTAATCCCCTTCCTAGAGGAGGCATTGTCGTATCTAGATAATGGGCACTCACTACGAAGTGCGGCTACATGGTTGTCTGAAAAGGCAGAGCGTAAGATATCCCACCAAGGCCTCTCCAAGATATGGAAAGAAAAGCGCCAAGGTGGTGATCAGACTGAGCGCGTAAAAGAGCTGGCTAAGTCTAAGAAGAAACGCGCCCCTAAGACAAAAGAGAAAAAACAAGAAGCCGAGCTAAGGAAGAAGTTAGCGGGCGCACGTCGAAGCCTCACAGTGGCTGAGAAGAAGATTAAGAAGCATGTTGATGATCCTGAGACACCGGCAACGGTAGAGGACTTCTCGTCTTCCTTGGACTTCACTGCGGCCCCTGTTGAGAAGGATGTAATATTCCAGCCCAACGAAGGCCCCCAGACAGAGTTCTTAGCTGCTTCTGAGCGCGAAGTTCTTTACGGCGGCAGCGCCGGCGGCGGAAAAACGATGGCACTAATTGCCGATCCAATGCGCTACTTCGACAACCCAAATTTCAATGGCCTAGTTCTGCGTCGTACTACAGACGAACTTCGTGAGATTATCTGGAAGACGCAGGAGATATACCCCAAGGCGTTCAAAGGGGCTAAGTGGCAAGAGAAGAAGTCTCAGTGGGTATTCCCTAGTGGGGCTCGTCTATGGCTAACTTACCTAGAACGAGACGAAGACGTTTTACGATATCAGGGACAGGCATTCTCGTATGTAGGGTTTGATGAGCTGACTCAGCACTCGACCCCATTTGCGTGGAACTACATGAGATCACGTTTACGGACGACAGATCCTACGCTTCCGATCTTTATGAGAGCTACAACGAATCCAGGTGGTCCAGGCCATCAATGGGTTAAGAGTATGTTCATAGACCCCTCACCCCCTAACAAAGCTTTTGCTGCCACCGACCTAGAGACAGGTGAGGCAATGGTTTATCCAGACACTTCACCTAAAGCTGGGCAGGCACTATTTTACAGACGGTTTATACCGGCTAGTTTATACGACAATCCCCACCTGTCTGGAGACGGGCAATACGAGGCCAACCTCTTATCTCTACCTGAGATGCAAAGACGACAGCTTCTAGAGGGGGACTGGAGTATTGCTGAAGGTGCGGCTTTCTCTGAGTTTAAATTAAAAGACCACGTAGTAGAACCCTTTGATATACCCCATGATTGGAGGCGCTTTCGGAGTTGTGACTACGGGTACTCTAGTTACAGCGCAGTTCACTGGTTTGCTATTGACCCAAGTTATGAAACTCTGATATGCTATAGGGAGTTATACCTAACTAAGCATACAGGAAGAGACCTAGCCAAAGCTGTACTTGAAGCAGAAGAAGGCGACAAGATCCACTATGGTATACTAGACTCCTCGTGCTGGCATCAGCGCGGTCAAACCGGCCCCTCAATTGCAGAAGAGATGATAACGATGGGATGTCGTTGGCGTCCATCTGACCGGAGCTCAGGATCACGAGTTGCCGGCAAAAACAGATTACACGAACTTTTAAAAGTAGATCCAGACACAGAGATGGCTGGGCTAGTATTTTTCGATACTTGCCGCCAGATCATTGCGGATCTACCTGTAATACCCAGTAACCCTAAAGGCACAGACGACATCGACGCCCGTTACAAAAGTGACCACGCATATGACAGCGTAAGATACGCTATTAT